GTAGTATCAATATCAAGTGGGTATCGTTCACCAGAGTTATGTGTTAAGATAGGTTCAAGTTTAAAATCACAGCACGCCAAAGGACAAGCGGCGGATTTTGAAATATTTGGGTTACCAAATGCTGAACTAGCAAAATACATCATTGATAATTTAGATTTTGACCAGTTGATATTGGAATACCACAATGTGGATGAACCGAATAGCGGTTGGATCCATTGCTCATATAAGAATGCTGAAGACAATAGAAAGCAGATATTAAGAGCATATAGAAATAGTGATGGCAAGACAATATATGAGCCATACGACCCTAGTTGAGAGGTTAAAATTATTAATGATGATAGGGTCAATGAACGTAATAAAATCATTGATATGTACGCTCAAAAGGGTACGTAATAAGCATTGACAAATTGGCAATATAATGTTATTATAAGATTATGAGTATAAAAAAACAGATTGAAGTATTAAAAGAAACAATCAAGTGGTTCAGAACTCAAATTGAACCACACGATTGTGGATGGATGTACACAACAATAGATGGAATCAAACACCGAATAAGTGATTTAAGAAAGAAATTGAGGAAACAAAATGGCAAGTAAGTTTACTTGGGTTGATATAGATAAAACAAAACTTCCAAAAACAAAAGGTAAACGTATAAATGGTTTTCGTTTTTATGCCATTGGTGATAAAAACTATCCATCTATCACAACAGTTTTAGGTGTACAGAAAAAAGAAGGACTAGAGAAGTGGAGAAAAGCAGTTGGTGAAGAAGCAGCCAATTGGGAAATGGGTAGAGCGGCACGTAGAGGCAAAGCAACTCATACACTTGTTGAACAGTATTTAAAAGGTGAAACACCAAGTATTCGTGATGTGTTGCCATTAGGTATGTTTAGATTGATGTTGCCTTATTTAGCACAAATTAATAATATTCATTTATTAGAAGAAATAATGTTTAGTCATAAGTTGACTCTTGCAGGTCAAGTTGATTGTGTTGCTGAGTATAATGGTAAGTTATCAGTAATAGATTTCAAAACAGCAAACAAAGAACGTAAAGAAGATTGGATAGAAAACTATTTTATCCAAACAACTGCCTATGCAATGATGTACGAGGAGATATTCGGCAAACGCATAGACCAATTAGTTATATTAATGGCAGGCGAAGATGGCACAATGCGTTCTTTTGTCAAAGATAAAAAAATATTTGAGCCAAAACTAGAAGAATCTATCAAGTATTTTTATAAATACTATGAAGAACTAAACAAAGATAAAATCAGCAAATCTCATTAACAAAGTGGCTAGAAATTATCCACGAAAGGTCACTTATGTTAAAAGCAATAATATCACTAATATTTGGAGCGGTACTCTTAATGAGTACTGTTGTTGGAGCGGAGCAGGATACAAAAAGACCTATACCTGAACTTCCACTACAAGAAGAATATGAAAAACAATATGGAGCACAATTATATTGGTTACAAATGCCTGTTATATGTGGAACTAGTGAAAGTGTTATGGCTTATCTTGAAAAATTCCAATTTACATTGGTTAATGTTTCATACGGAAGAGATAGAGCTAAACAAACTGGAGACCCAGTTTTTGTAGTGATGTATTATGTTGACCCTAGTTACACACAATCAATTGTAGTAATGACAACGATGGATGGTATGGAATCTTGTATGTTATATAAATCTTTTGATTTACAGTTTATGCCAAAGAAACAAGGAATAGGTTTATAATGAATTTGACGTTGAAGGATAGATAATAATTAGTGAGGACGTGGGTGCGATTCCCACCACCTCCACCAATTCAAAACACATTATAGTGTGCTTTAAGGGGGTGAGTTAGATTCGACTACTAACTAAAACTATCTGGAGTTAAATCGCTGATAGCGTACTATCAAAACTATAAAAGCTAACGAAAGTTATGCTCTTGCTGCCTAGTTAATAGGCAAACGGCGTTGTGTAGTACGTGGCAACAGAAACTACACACTTTACATTTGGCAACAAATATGTTATAGTAATAAAATGAACTCAAAAGAATTTTCATTAATCATAGAGGACATAGCAAAGAAGCATAAAGATATGTCATATGTGGATGCCATAGTACATTATTGTGAGAATAATAACATTGAAGTAGAAACTACAGCACGTCTAATTACCAAACAACTCAAAGAAAAAATACAACATCAATCAGCACAACTAAACCTGTTAAAAGGTGGTAAACCAGGAGTACTACCATAATGAGTAAGATTAGAGAACTGATAGAAGATATAAAAAAGGTTAGAAATGATTTAGTGGCACAATCAAATCCACATTTTCAAAGTCTTACAAACATAATATATAAATGGGAAACTAAATTAGCAACAGAACAAGGTACTTGTACCTGTGGTAGGTCTCCAACAGGTAGTTGTATAGGTTGGCACAAATTAACAGAAGAACAATATAAAAAATCATTAGAACATTATCAAAAACATACACCAGCAATAGATGGACCAGGAGAATAATGGATATAGAACTTATAGATAAATTAGGTAGTGACCTATCAGTAGTAAATGCTGCTAGAGTATCATTTGCAAAAAGAAAAGATGTACTTGATGAAAAAGATGATAAGTTAATTAAGTATTTGGCGAAGTGGGGACATTGGTCACCATTTGCTCACGCCTTTCTATCATTTAGAATTAAAGCACCTATCTTTGTTGCAAGACAATTAGTTAAACATCAAGTAGGTTTAAGTTGGAACGAAGTGAGTAGACGATATGTTTCAGATAAACCAGAGTTTTATATACCTTTTATGTGGAGAAAGAAACCAGAGAAGAGTATTAAACAAGGTTCAAGTGATGAAGAAATAGAATATGATATTACACATTTAATAAATGTTGCTAAAGAAACTTACAATGATATGTTAGAGGAAGGTATTGCACCAGAAATGGCACGTATGATACTACCTCAATGTATGATGACCGAGTGGATATGGTCAGGTAGTGTGTATGCATTTAGTAGAGTTTGTAATTTAAGGAGTAAGAGTAATGCTCAAGCAGAAACGAGAATGGTCACTCATCAATTATCAAGACATATGAAAGACCATTTCCCAATTTGTTATAAGTATTTGATAGAATAGTATGGCATATGGAGGATTTGACGTATATAAGATATATCTAGGTGTTAAGTTGCATTTTACAACAGACACTTATGACTATCATAAATATAGTGGAAAGGTAAATGCTACATTGGATTCATTTACCAAAAGGAAAGATAGATACTTCTTCTATAAGTTATCTACAAAATATAGTCCAAGTGAAGTGCTTGATTTTTTTGTAAGTAATTTTATTGACGATAGTAAGAAATGGATAGGGAATTTATTAAATGACAATGGACACAAAACCTACCTTCAGTACAGAAAATATTTTGAGTCTTTTGACTACAGTTTACGAAGCAGTATTAATAGTATTGTTTATGACTTTAGCAGGAGGGGTATTTCTTTTGATGATGGTTTCAGCGTGGTTAATGGGCAACATCCACGAATGCTACGATTACTTATTCAAAGGAAAGTTTCATACCCAACCGCCATCATACTTGATTCAGTTCTTGGTTTTATTAAAGACTGGGATAAACAAGTTACGGAAAAAGTTGTGTGGTCTGATATGTCCAGAAAATTGCGGAAAATGAAACCATTTATATCATTTAATAAAACTAAAGCAAAATTAATAATGAAGGAGATTATAACAAATGAACTCAAATCTTAATAAGAAAATAAATGGTACGTGGACTGTACAAGAAATATTAGAAGCAATGGAGATTATATGCAACCGATAGTCATAGATGATTTTATACCTAAAAAAGAATTTGATGAATTATATACAAAGATAATGGGTAGATACTTTCCTTGGTTTTATTATGACACAATAGTACGAGAATCTGATAGAGGAAAAATTGGTCATCAATTCTTTCATATGCATATGCTATATGACAATGACAGACCAACATTTAATACATCTTTTGAATTAATGGATCCAGTTTTGCGTAAATTACAAGAATTTGAAGATCCAAATATTCGTATGAAAACTTTATTAAGAGTAAAAGTAAATTGTTTTCCTAATCAAGGTAAGTTAATTGAACACGGTATGCACCGAGATTTTCCTTTTCCTAGTGTGGGGTGTGTGTTTTCTTTGAACACTTGCGATGGATATACAAGGATAGGAGATGACATAAAAATTGATAGTGTTGCAAATAGAGCAATAATATTTGATCCACAAATTGACCATAGTAGTTCAAGCACAACAAGCGATACAAGAAGAGTTAATATAAATTTTAATTACTTAAATACGCAAGGTAATATACAGGAACATCCGCAATTTAAAATAGAATAGTATAACACAATGATAATGACCGATAAGGATGCTGAAGAGCATTACAAAATGCTAAAAGAAATCAAAGAAGAAAGAAGAAGTGATACAGTATTTTGTATTGGTAATGGTGAGAGTAGAATAGGTATAGATTTAAACAAGTATAAAGAATTTGGTAAGATATATGGTTGCAATGCCATTTATAGAGATTATCCTAATTTGTGTGATGTGTTAACTGGTGTAGACCACGGAATGATACACGAAATATATCACGCAGGAATGGCACAAAAGATTCCTTGTTATTTTAGAGGTTGGACTAAAGTGCCTGCTCATACATATGATGATGTTATAAAAGGTGGGTTGCCTCAAGCAGAATTAGACAAAGCAATAAAACAAGGTGCCGTTGTAGATAATGGACGTGGTGATAGTAAAGAATATGTTTTACACGGTTCCGATTTAAGAGGTGTAGTAAATATAATAAAAAAAGATGGTGGGGTAACTAAAAAAAATGTTAGTCAAGCTACAATTAAAGTCAGTTGGATAAAAGAACCAGATTATTCACACGCAATAGATGATATAAACGAACCTAGAAGAGACCACGGTTGGGCGTGTGGGGCAACATCTGGTTTGGTTGCAGTTAAAAGAGAGAATCCTAAAAGGATGTTTTTAATAGGACACGATTTATGGAGCCACAATGATAAGATTAACAATATCTACAAGAGTACTAAGCATTATACATCAAAGGATAATAGTCCAACACCAGGGTTGAATTGGATTACTCAATGGAGAACTATGTTTACTTGGTATCCAAAGATAGAATATTATAAGGTCAATAGATATAATGATGGCAGGGATAAGGTCAATGGACCTATTAAGGAGTGGGCAGGTATACCCAATGTGAAGTACATAGATTATACCACACTTGACTCTATGCTCAAATAATGTTATATTAGACATAGTGAGTGTATAAATAATAATGAAGACGATTATACAGTCTACACAAATACAACGAATATGTTAATATAAGGAGAATACATATGGATTTTGAAACATTAAAATCATCATCAAGTAACTTTGATAAGATTACAAAGGCACTTGAAAAGAACCTCGGTCCCGAGGATCAAGCAAACAAAAACAAGTATCAAGACGACAGACTTTGGAAACCAGAGTTAGATAAAACTGGTAACGGTTATGCTGTTATTAGATTTTTACCTGCTTCTGAAAAAGAAGAAATGCCTTGGCAAAGAGTATGGTCACACGCATTTCAAGACAAAGGCGGTTGGTACATTGAAAATTCATTAACAACTTTAAATACTAAAGATCCAGTTAGTGAAGATAATACAAGATTATGGAATACAGGTGTTGATAGTGATAAGGATATTGCTCGTAAGAGAAAAAGAAAATTATCATACTACTCTAACATTTATATTGTAAGTGATCCAAAACATCCAGAAAATGAAGGCAAAGTTTTCTTATACAAATATGGTAAAAAGATATTTGATAAGATATCAGAAGCAATGCAACCTCAATTTGCGGATGAAAAGGCAATCAACCCATTTGATTTTTGGAAAGGTGCAAACTTTAAACTAAAAATTAGAAAAGTTGATGGCTATTGGAACTACGACAAATCTGAATTTGAAGGTGTTACGCCAGTAGCAAGTGAAGATACTGCTATTAAAGCAATATGGGCGAAACAGTATCCTTTGAAACCATTTGTGGACCCTAGTAATTTTAAATCTTATGACGAACTCAAAGAGAAACTGAATAGGATAATTATGGGTACACGAAGCACCGAAACTGTTGAAACAGTTGACCTCCCACAACAGGTCAATGGCAAGGTGAAAAGTACTAACGTTGTGAACTCTAAACCTGCTAGTGAGGAAGACGATACATTGTCTTATTTTAGCAAATTGGCAGACGAAGAGTAAACCTTTCTCTCTCAAAAAACGTTAAAACTTCAAGGGCACCTAGTAATAGGTGCCCTTTTTCATTATAAATAGTATTATGGCAAATATATTTGAACCCATAGTAGATAGACAAAAAGGTGTACTTAAATCAGCACAATGGTATAGAAACGCTGTACAAAGTATAGCTGGGAGAGCAACTGCTAGAGGTCTTATGCGACAAGGTAAATTGAATAATAGACCTAGTGTAGGACGTTTAAATATGTATTTTTACGACCCTAAAACTAAAAAGAAACTACCATATTATGATACATTTCCATTAGTTTTACCAGTAGATACATTTAAAGGTGGTTTTGTAGGGTTGAATTTTCACTATTTACCATACATAATGAGATTTAGATTATTACAAGAGATACAAAGATATGCTAGTAATACACAATTTGACAGTACAACAAGAATAAATGCGACATACAGTACACTTAAAAATATACCTATGATACAACCAACGATTAAGAAATATTTGTGGCGACACGTAAGGTCAAACTTTTTAAGAATAGACGCAGACGAAATGGCTATTGCAGTATATTTACCAGTACAACAATTTAGAAAAGCACCAGCTAGTAAAGTATGGGCAGATAGTAGGAGAGCAATCTGATAAAAAATGGCAAAGAGAACATTATGGAGAGTTTTGATAGTTAAATTAAGGATGTGGTATGCTGACGTTAGAGGACACCACGGACATAGATGGAACTACGAACCATCCGAACATTATTTTGGTAGACACAAAAGGAAATAGATATGGCAATATTTAGAGCAGGCAAACGTATCGGTAATATGGACATCCGAATAGGATTACCGAGAGATAAGTCATTAGATAATGTTGAAGGCGATAAAAGATTAAAGGAAAAATTTATTGCTGGAAATAGAAGCGTAAGTACCCTTAATAGATTTATGGCTGAAATAGCAAAGGGTGAAGGTGTTGCCAGAAGTAATAGATTTTTAGTTAGATTTTATCCTCCTTATTTTAGTGATGTACTATCCGATAGAGGTGGAAATATTAAAGATACTGTTGAAGGAATGAGAGCTGCTCAAACAATGAACGAACTTAAAGAATTCGGTAGAAATATAGAGTTATTTTGTACTCAAATTGTATTGCCATCAAGAGATATTAAAGCAGAAAATTTTGTAACTTATGGACCAGGTAGACAAATGCCTACTGCTTATCATTTTCAATCTTCTATTCAAGCTGAATTTATGGCAGATAAGTATTTAAGACAAAGGTCGTTCTTTGAAGCGTGGCAGAATTTAATGTTTAATGAAAACTCTCACGATTTAAGATACTATGAAAATTATATAGGTACTATGGACATTTATCAGTTAGGTATGTATAAGGAAGATAATGCAATAAGAGCAAAAACAGGAATGTCAGACAATTTAAGAGTTACCTACGCAGTAAGGTGTCACGAAGTATATCCAGAAACAATTGGTGAGGTACAATACCAATCATTGGCAGATGAAATGATACCTATGCCTTTGCCAATAACATTTAGTTTTAGAAGATGGACTAATTTAACACTAGACCAAATAAATAAAGCAGGAGCAGGTAAGTTTAAGGCAGACATACCACACATAGAAACAGACAACACTAAAAACCTATTGCAAAAAATGTTTGCACAACATCCAGAATTAAGACGTGCAAGTAGAGATGTTGTTGATAAAATTAGAAGAGATATACCAATAGGTAGAGCGACAGGAGGAAGAGTATTTCCACCTTATGGAAAACGGATGTTTCCACCGTTCTTTTAATATAATATAATAAAAGGAGTAAATTATGGCATTACCAATAATAGAAACAGCGACATTTGAATTGACTTTACCATCTAAAAATGTAAAAGTTAAATACAGACCGTTCCTTGTAAAAGAAGAGAAAATTTTGTTGCAAGCGATGGAATCAGAAGATAATAAAGCTTTGGTTGACGCTTTGAAACAAATAGTACACGCTTGTACATTTGGTTTTATAGACGTTGATACATTGCCTACTTTTGATTTAGAATATATCTTTTTACAAATAAGGGCAAAATCAGTTGGAGAAATAGCAAAAGTTAAATTGTTATGTCCAGATGATAGAGAAACTTATGTTGAAAAAGAAATAGATTTATCTAAAGTTGAGGTACACGTTGACGATGGACACACAAATAAGATTGTAATAGATGAAAAGAAAAAGATAGGAATTGTTATGAGTTATCCTACAATCAATACAGTTGATCCAAAGTTAAGTGTTAAGGGTATGAAGACAGAACAATTATTTGATATGTTAGCGAATTCAATATATCAAATATACGAAGGTGATAAAATTCATACAATCGCTGATTACAGTAAAGAGGAATTACATAAGTTTATAGAGAGTTTAGACGCAAAAACATACAAAAAGATTAATGATTTTTTTGATACTATGCCTAAATTAAAGCAAGAAGTAGAATTAGAGAACCCGAAGACAAAAGTCAAGAGTACCGTGACTTTGCAAGGGTTAACGGATTTTTTCGTATTGCCCTCTCTCACGAAAGTTTAGAGAATTACTATCAAGTGAATTTTGCATTAATGCAACATCATAAATATTCACTAACTGAACTTGAACTTATGCTACCTTGGGAGAGGGAAATATATGTGAATTTGTTAGCAAACTATATTAAGGAAGAAAATGATAAGATGGCGTTGAGAAATGCCGCTAAAAAATAAGGAGTTTATGGCAGACGATTTAATAAAAGTAAAAAAGACTACTGAAGAGTATGAAGTAGCTAAAAGCGATTTGATACCTAGTGAAGGTGAAGACGCTGCTACTTGGTACAATAAGACAGCAGGTCTATTAGACAAGTTTAGGGTTATACCTAGAATGGTAATGTTGGCATATATCTATGCCTTCTATAAATCAGTAACTTGGTTTATGCAATTACCCGATCCAACCAATTCACAGGCAATGTACATATCAACTATAGTTGGTGCTGGTGCTGCCTTCTTTGGATTATATGTTGGCAAACCAGGTGCAAAATTACCTAAAAAGAAATAAGGAGAGTTATGAAGATATCAGATAATACAGCAATTTCAATGCCTATGCGGAACCTTTTATCCATAGTTGCCGCTGTTGCTGTTGGTGTGTGGGCATACTTTGGTGTGATTGAGCGATTAAATAATTTAGAAACCAAAACTACTTTAGATGAAAATGCTTTAGAGCAATCTGAACAAAGAATATGGGACGATTTAGAAAAAAATACAGAATTTAGGATCAAGTGGCCTCGTGGTGAAATGGGTTCATTGCCTGCTGATTCCGAGCAATTTATGCTTATAGAGCACATCGCTGGACAATTGGATAAAATCCAAGAACGTATGGAAGCAATGTTAAACAATGGCGTTAACATAACAAGGTTACAAGAGGATGTAAAGAAATTGGAAGATGATGTAGAGAAATTAAAGGATGGACAAAGACAATTAAAAACAACTAACGGAACAAATTAATGAAGAAAATATTAACAACAATTTTTTTATTATTATTTTGTACAAATGTATTAGCACTTGAATATAAACCAGGGAAGAAACATCTTAATAAAGAAGGTGTTATTGGTCTATTATTATTTTTAAATGGAAAAATGATAGAGCACGTATTCAAACCTAATTTATCAGCGTGTTTGAAATCTAAAAGGATAGCACAAAGAGAAATGGATTCAACAAATGAAGCAAAGGGGGCAAGAGTAGTTTTTACTTGTAAAATCCTTGTTGCAGATTTAGAAGAAGATACTCAAACCAAATATGGGTTGAGAATTATTAAAGTACACTCGGGAGGAGAACTATAATGGTTGAAGCAATAAAAAGATGGTGTATTGAAGTTTCAAAAGAATTATGTAGTGAAACTGTCAGTACAGCAGGAACAATATGTGATGAAACTAAAAAAGCAAATGCTAGTTTTGTTAAAGCAATAATGGAGAGTATATAATGTTCAAAAAATTGTACGATATGATAGGATTTAGAAATGGTGAAACAAAAGATTTGTTAAAGATTTTAGGTGCCTTATTTTTAATCGCAATATTATTTGGTATATTTAAACACAATACAGCAAAAGCAGATTGTACAGGTTGTGGAGATGATGGACACCAAGTATGTCCTATTGAAAAGAAACATACACATAAAACTTTTATGAAGGAAGAACATAAGACTTCCGAATCCACACCAGAGGATGGTGTTGTATTTGCAGTATGTATATTTGCCGTTGGTGAAGATGGCAGTAGAACATTGGTAGACCATAGAGCTTCAGATGACTTAATGGACTGCTTAAAAAATAAAAGAATGGCAGAAAGAGAATATAAAGACCCTAAAACAAGAAAGAAGTTTACATATTCTCCAGACGCTGTATTTTTGATGACTTGCGATAAAGTAGACGCTAAAGTTAGAATCAAAGAAGACGGCAGTTGGGAAATACTTGACATACTAGGCAGACACGAACAAGCATACGAGAGAAAAAAAGTTTACGAGTAGGATAATCAATGGCAGAATTAAGTGTAGTTGCTGACAATGTAGAGTTAGTAGCAAATAATATACAGAATAAAGTAGGTTCAACTCTTATTGGGTTGAAAGCATCCGCTAAAGCAACTACTGATAACCAATCAGCAGGTGCCACAGGTGTATTACGAACTATCAAAGTTTTACAAACTCAAGCAGTAGAGAAACTAACAGAAATTTGGGAAGTACTTGCAAAAACATTAAAATTTGATGAAGACACGGCAAGAAGATTAAGAGAAGAGAATTTAGGATTAGCTAAAAAAGCTAAACTGGCAGCAGGTGGTGGTCCTGATACAACAACATCAGCAGCGGCAAAAAAGTTAGGTGAAAATGAAGGTGGTGGTTTACTAGGATTTATTAAAAGGAATCCATTTTTATCTGCTCTCTTTATAACTGGTGTTGGTGGTTGGATGGCAACTACTAAAGGATTTATGCTTAAATTTGGTGGTACACTATTAAAAGGTGGGTTCTATGCTATAGCTGCCAAGATGATAGGTGACGCATTGGTAAAATCAATAGGGGCACAAAAAGGTTCATTAACTGAACAAGCATTTAGTAAGTATATACCTTTGAGTATATTTGGATTTATGATGACAAGAACTTTACCAGGTGCGTTGGTAGCAATGGCTGCTGGAGGTTTGTTTAGTGTAATAGAATATATAAAAGGACATAAAAATTTTAAAGACGTATCCAAATATGATTGGGCAGGTGCTTCATTGTCAGGTTTTGCTGCTACAGCAGGTTTAGGAACAATATTAATAGGACTTGGAGCAAAAGGGGGTGCAATTGCAACATTAGGTGGTGCTTTGCTAGCTTGGCCAGTTGTGTTAACAGCTGGAATTGGTATGATGTTAGGTGTAGGAATAAAATGGTTAGCTGGTAAAATAGGTGAGTTTAAAGATTCTATACTTGATGATTTAGATGAATTTGGTAAGTTGACTCAAGATGAATTTGAGAAAAGATTAGCAGAACAAAAATCACATTGGTTTGCTAGGATGTTTCCATCATTAGCAGGTACTATGGGTATTAATTTAACCGATATGCAAAAAGCGAATATAACAACTAGTGATATGGTTAAAGATATGAAAGATCCAAACAAACAACTAGACCCTAGAGATAAAATACTTGTAGAAGGTATTGCTGATAATCTTCTTAAAATGTCAGATAAAGGATTGAAAGATGTTCTATCAGATAAACATAGAGCTGCTGAACATCTGGATTTTTTAAGAGATATTTCATTTTTGATACAAGGACAGGCATTTGGTCCTGAAAAGAGTGAGGAATTTAGAAAATTGTTAGCTGCTCATAAGAATCAACTCCAAAAAATAACTATGGAATTACATACAGAAAAGCCACACGAAACATATATAAAAGATATTTTACGAGGCAAGCATAAAGGAGCAGCAGATACAGATGAAATTTTAAGGAAAATGGATTTCTTTCCAAGATATGAAAGCGTTGAAGGTTTAGAAGCTATGGAAGCAGAAAGAATGAAATTTTTAAGTGATTTAGGAATAAAACACAATATAAGAGAAGGAGAAAATGCACCATATCGTTTAAAGGCGACTATGAGTCCCGAGAATTGGGAAAAATTACGAGCAATGGAAGCCAAATTGACAGAAAAGAGAACTATAAAAAGAAAATTAGATAGTGAGATAGCTCATAAATTAGGTCCTGATTTTGATTATGAAAAACAAATAGAATTATTAGGAATAGAAGGTTTTTTAACTCTTTATAGAAATTCGTTAGACGTAGAAATTCAAAGAGTAAAAAACAAATGGAAAATGATTGAGAACAAACAAGGACATCCTGGAGAATTTTTAGATATGTCCACAAAAGCTGCTATATCAAATACAAAAAATATCAAACAAGTGGATTATAAAGTAGGAAGTTATGGAACAGGTCCACATCAATATGATGTTAATAAACCTATTTCTCTTTTACCAGCAGGATATAGATAGAAATTAATGATAACAATATTAGAAAACGCAAAAAATAGATTAGAAGAATTAAAAGAAAAACATAGTAAGAACTATGTTAGACTATCTGTAAAGGGTGGTGGTTGTGCTGGTTTTGGTTATGATTGGTCGTTTGAAGATTCACCAACTGATAAAGATTTAGTTGTTGATAACACGTTATTAGTAGATAAAAGTTTTGAATTGTATTTACTAGGTATGCAATTAGATTATAAGAACGATATATTTGGTGCCAACTT